ACAAAATTGACAATAGGATATTCTTTAATGATAAGTTTACCTTGTGTTTTTCTAGAGATCTCATTAACTTTACTGTTGTAAAGAACCTCTGGAAGATCAGGTATATCTCTTATGTTGCAGTTGAGAAGATTTGCGTCAATTCGTTCAGCAATCTTCTCCTCTGCCATTTCACATGTAATGTAGAGAACGTTGTACCCCTGAGTGAGGGCGGAACCAGCCATGTGGCACATGAATAGAGACTTCCCGACACCTGTACCAGCAAGAGCGATGTTGAGAGTCTTGTTAGGGAGACCACCTTTCGTGATAAAGTTAAACTTTTCCAAATCAAAGGGAATTTTCTCTTCTTTCCTGTGGTAGAATTCATATCTGTCTGATGATTGTTCAATGTAGTCATGTCCTATATGTTCATCAAATGAAACTGCCAAAGCATCTTGTAAAATACTGGGTATAGCACCCTTTGTGAACTTTTTGTCTCCGCCATCAGCGATCTTAATAGACTGCATGAGTGCTAAGTATATAGCACGATCTTGACACCATTTCTCTGTGGCATCTAACAACCAGTCATAATCCACCCACTCATCAGAAAGAGAATTTATTCCCTGTACTGAATCTTTGAATGTCTCTTCTGTAAGGTCTCCTCTATTCTGGAGATTAATTGTGAGGACTTCTTTAGTAGGTACTTTATCGTACTTAGCAGCGAAGTCAGCAATCTCTTCAAATACAATTTTTTCATGGTACTCTTGGAAATAATCTGCTTTTATAAATGGCACTACCTTGCGATAGTATTGCTCATTGTATATTAGATTGCGAAGTATTGTTTCTTCTATTCTTTCTGTCATTCTAGTTTTAACCTCGCAAATGATTTCTCACTTAATCTCTTCTTTTGAAGTTTACCATAATCTTCATTCAATTCACAACCAATATAATGTCTATTTAACGATTTAGAAACAATTGCTGTTGTTCCTGATCCCATAAATGGATCTAATACAATATCACCTTCTTCACTTCCTGCTTTTATACATGGTTCTATTAACTCAGGTGGATAGCAAGCAAAATGTGCTCCCTTATATGGTTTATTTGTTACTGTCCAAACATCCCGTTTGTTTTTAGTAGTGTAAGACTTGGATAACCCACTATGAGGAACCAAGCCAGTGCCAGGATTATGGTACTTACCTTTACTGCGGTCTCTTGTACCCCAGTCTTGCTTGACGGGTTCTTTAATTGCTTCATTATTATAATAGTATTTACGATTTTTAGAAAGTAGAAAAATATATTCGTGTGATTTAGTACACCTATCTCTCACACTCTCAGGCATAGGATTAGGTTTATGCCATATAATATCCTGTCTGAGATACCATCCATCTGCACGCAATGCAAATGCTAACATCCATGGTATTCCTATTAAATCTTTTTCTTTGAGACCTTCGAGTTTGTTACCTCTCTTAGCACATTCATCAGGTAGATCTTGTTTAGTTTTACTTACAGTTTGTTTTGGTAATGCTTGTCCTTTACCAGGTCTGTAATTGTAATAACTATCACCTATGTTGACCCACAGTGTGCCATCGTCAGTCATCACATCACGCACTGATCTAAAAACAGATACAAGATTTTCAATATATTCTTCTGGTGTTTCTTCAAGTCCTATCTGACTATCTTGTCTAACAGCACCACACTTAGGGCAAACAGTTTTGTATATTGCATCCCCAACTCCTGCCATCTTATCATGGTTCTTATGTCCAGTGATACAATTACTAGGATTGACTTTTGAATCTCTCATGTGATTGCAATTTGGATCTCCTCCTACCCACGTAGCAGTTCCATAATCTCTCAAACCGTAATATGGTGGAGATGTTACACACATCCGTACTTTGGTATCTAACTCTTTTAAAGTTTCACGACAATCTCCAAATAAAATTGTATCAACCACCATAACTAAACTCCTTATTAGCTGCCTCCTCCAGTTGTTGCATTACTCCTTCGGTGAAGTACTTCTCTGGATCCTTGAGAATAGCAGAAGGGTAGACGCTAGACTCCCCGACAACAATACGATTTCCTTTACGCTTAAAGACTCCATACTGTTCACCCAACTCCAATAGTCCGTAATATTTGTCAAGTCCACGTTCATCAAAATACAATCTAGTTTCAACTTTACTTCCCTCCTTTGTTAATCGAGATTTTTTTGCTTCGCATTTTATTATGTTACCAACAAGTTCTGTACCTTCTTTCTCCTTCTTCTTTCCAAGATAGATTATAGTTGATGCTGCATACTTGAGTCCTGTTCCACCACCCATTTCTTTTGTAGGAACATAAGATCCTATCACATCATATGTATGATTTGTCACTATCATAGGTATCTTTGCTTGACCTAGTTTCAAAGTCAATACACGAAATGCACCTTTAATTAATTGTGATTTCGTCATGTCTCTAACTTGTTTATCATTAGAGATGTCATCCATCTCTTTTGATGTAGATAACATACCAAGAGAGTCAAGAACAAACATCATTGGTTCTCTCTTTGGTTCTTTCATATACTTGTCTACGATACGACAAGCTTGTGTTCTAAATTCTTCAATAGTAGATACTGGAAACAATACCATACGTTGAGAATCAATACCACGAGACTCAATCATCTCCTTAGAGATAGCAGATTCAGTCTCAAAATATATGACTCCTCCTGTAGGATTTGCTTCTAGAAAATTACGAACAACACTTAGTGCAAAGAATGTTTTACCTGTGCTGCTCTCTCCTGCAAGTGCAGTAACTTTGTTAGAAGGTATACCTCCATATAAAGAACCACTTACAAGAGCATTAAAAATATATGAACCAGTGTCAACATAGTTGTCTACGTCACCCGCAGCAACTCCATCACTTACTATACTAGCAAACTCATTGCCACTGTCTTTAATTACTGTATCTAAGAATCCCATTGTGTTGCTTCATCCTCATAAAAATTTACATAATCATATTTGTTGCTCATAAGTTTTGCAAACGAACGAGCAGTTTCATAGTCCTCAAAACATTTGATGCTATCGGTATCAATCTGACCAACGACATGGTTAGTCCAAGTGACAACGTAGACTTTTTTAGTCATTCAAAGAAACTCCCAATAGTAATAACTTTTTCGTGTGTCCACCCAATACATTGTAGCACATTTTTCAAAGGTTCCAAGAAACTTTTTTCAAATTGTGTTTGATAATCAACATATTTCTCTATACCAAATTCCTTTGGTAGTTCACCAAAGAAACTGATACAGTTTTCATGTAGAGGGTTAGGTGTTTTCAAGTACATAAACTTGATCTTCTCACCCTCCTGTATAAATGGATGCTTATGTTCTACTTTATATTTTTTGACGTACCAGTTGTATAGGAGTGCCCCTCTGACATGGATTGGGGTTCCTTTTGAGTAAATTGTTGTTGGATGTCTGTACTTGCTAAGGTTGTTGACTCCACGGGGGAATGCGACTTCATCGTAGGGTCGCTCTTTTGTTTCACTGCGGACTCCATTGATGAAAGTGATAAGCTCATCATTGTCTTTGCCGATAATAATCTGAAACGCTGCATATAATTTATCCCGAAAGTATGCTGGTGTTGATGACCTAGCAGTTTCTAGACCCATGATTTTCATCTTGGGTTCTTTATACCTGACTCCTTCTGAGTCCCATACGTTTAATATATATCTCTTCTTCGCTGTCCATATTCCTCTGTCTGCAATATTCTCTCTCTTCATACTCATTTTTTGTTCGTACGCCGAAACGTACGTCGCCAAGTTCTTCATACGAACGTTCAATAAAAGGTTCCAATTTTTCTTGGCAGATTTTGTCAAGTATGGAAACAACCGCTGCTTTGTCGCTAGACTTATTAGCAAAAAATTTACTAACAAGAGGTCCGAGATTAAGATAGATTGAGTCAGTGTCGGATGCAATGACATAATCCTCCTTGTCTGTACTGAGCAGTTTATTTAGGTAACCATTCATCTTGTTCTCTATCCAACGGATTGATACCTGACCAGATAGAGTTATAGCTTCTGCATTTGCAAGACGATAATAACGAAAGTGTTCATTACCAATAGCACCATAGGCAGAGTTAAGAGAAATCTTTTTTGCCATCTGGATATTATTACACCTTGCGATTTCTTTTTCAAGATTTTTGCTTGGTGTTTTTTCATACTTCTTCTTTGCAGTAATCATCTTCTTCTTGAAGATGACTCTTTCATTATACATCTTCTCCATCAGTTCTGGTAAGAACCCACGAACATCCTTACGATACATTGCACCATTTGCACAAACAGCATTGTCTTTATACATTTCAAATGTTATGTCCTCTTCAAGGATTTTATCAACTGTAACAGATGGATGTCTTGTATCTAGTAAAGTCTCTGGAGAAATATTATATTGCATTATCAAATGCGGATATAGACTATTCAAGTCAAAAGATACTACCCAATCATATTTGCCAGGTATTGGTTCTTTGACATATGCACCTGCATACTTATCAGATTTATCTGAACGATTCTTTGGTGGTATGACAATATTTCTTCTCTTAAGATAGTTGTAAATTATTGTGTCCCACATTCTTACCTGATAGAACACATCTTCATAGTTGACCTTTGCATCGTATGCCATCGTCAATGCGAGATCAATCAACTTCATCTTATCTTCTAACGGTCAACAAGTTCAACGTCAATGATGTTGTATTCTACAAACTTCTGCCAACCTTTTGTATAGAAGTCTTTGAATGTATCAAACTCACTGTGGTCAAGTTTCTTTTGACCAAGTTCAACACTTGCAATATAATCCAAACGATATGACTCTTGTGCTTTGTAAGTAAACTTCTTGTACAAATCAAGATAGTCTAACTGTGATACACCACCAATATCATAAGAGATATGCTTACGACCTGCAATAAATGTTTCTTCTTCTGTTACTAATCCCCAAGGTGACATTCTCTTCTTCAGTTTCTCACCAAGTATTCTGTCAATACGACGACAGAGATATGGAATATCATACAACTTACTATTCCAACCAGTAATAACTTCTGGTGTATTATCTTCAATCATCCACCAGTTGATAAAATCAGTAAGTAGTTCATACTCTGTTCTGAATGATTTGTATATTACATTCTCTTGTTTATTATTAAATGCACCAAGACCCCAAGTACGAATTTGTTTTGTAGTATAATCTTGTAAAGTAATTAAGAGTATTTCTTCTGCACAAGATTCTACATCAGGGAATCCAAGTTCAGATTTAACCTCAATATCAATTGTGGTTAATTTAATTTGTTCAATATCAAACTTTAATTCTGTTTCTGGATACTTTGATGAGATATATTGATAGATAAATCTTTCATTTCCATAAACATTAAAGTTTTCTACATCATTATATTTTATAATAAACTCTCGGCAATCTCTTACTGTACCAGGTTCAATTGGTTCAACGGGCAAACCATCAAGTGTTTTATATTTTGTCTTTCTCTTTGAATCTACAAATAGTGTTGGGTAAAACTTTTCACGAGTTGCAAAGTGTTTACCATCTTCATATCCACGAACCAAGAAATTATCTCCGACCATTTGGACGTTAGTATAAAATCTCATTACGCAGTTAGTTCAGTATATTTGTCTATAATTGTACCAGTTGGGTCTGCAATCGTCAATATATTTTCTGACCTTATCATAAATTCTGTTTGATTTGTAATATCCGATTTCCAAGGCACCATATCATCAATACTATTAAAGACATATGGATTAATTAATTTACAATTTGGATCTCCTATCTCTGCATCTACCTCAACAACCTCTGCGATGAGTGTGCAATGAGCATTTAGTAAAAC